AGTGTTCACCTCGCTTGAGGCCGAAGTTACATTCGCTAGCCTGATAAAGAACCTTGCAGACATCTACGATGTGCAGTACCAACAAGGAGAAGGGGAATGACCTACTCTAAAGAACAACTTGACGACATGGTTGAAGAAGAAACCCCAACTGTGTTCGAGCGATTTTGGGATGGCTTCATAGACTTTATGACCTTAGTGGGCATGGTAGCAACCGTATGCTTTATTGCGGGATACATCATCGTCAAGCAGCCATCGAGCGTGGTGCAGTGCGAACCCAGTAAAACAGTTTTAGCAAGGAGCATATTCAAATGAACCAAGAACTAATGGACATGGCTGTAAAAGCAGGTATACAGGAAGGGGAGTTTGAGAGGTACAAAGGAGAAGATGGCAAGCGCAAAGCCTACATGATGCTGCCCGAAGAACTTGAAGCCTTTGCTGCCCTAGTAGCAGCAGCCGAGCGTGAGAAGGTTGCAAAACAATGGGAGCAATGGCATGGGTTCGACAAGCACACCGTAGCAGCATTTATTCGAGCAAGAGGAGAAACAAAATGAACCACTTAAAGAACGTATGGCAATGGCTTGCAGACCACTGGGTAATGCCAACACCCGAAGAACTTATTGCCGAGGAGTTAATTCACGCACGGCGCAACAAGTTACGCCATCAATCGAGCATGGACTACCACACCGCCATTGTTGCTTACAACGTGGCACGAATTAAACGCCTTGAATCGCTGACAGCAAAGCAGGAGGTGGTGGAATGACTACAACACAACTATTGATATTGCTTGGGATAATTTGGATAGCCCCTCACGCTCCCAAGGATTACGCCTTGTTTGCTGGGAGCATCTCGCTCCTTGTGGCTATCTACAAAGGGTCGGGGTGGGTATGAAAGTTCTATACACACGAACGCTTAAAAGCGGCAAACGCCACGTTTTAGTTGAACTGCAACACGATGACGAGAAACTCATGTCGTTTAGGCCAAACCATTACTACAAGATGGGAGAGCCTACAGAAGACATCGTGCAGGGCTACACCATCATCGGTGCAAGGCCCACGTACTGGTGTTCTATTGGACAAAGGTGGGAGGAAGCATGAAGTTCCAAATTACAGTTGCAGTATTACTGACCATTGGCGCAAGTCTTTGGATTGCGCTTTTAACAAAGGGGATGGTATGAAAGAAGCATTGAAACTTGCGCTTGAGGCGTTGGAGCGATACCAAGTAAAACGACAGGACTTTGACACCTTTGAAGAAGCCATCACCGCCATCAAAGCAGCCTTGGCACAGCCAGCACAAGAGCCTGACAACGGCGATGAATTGACAATTGCGTACATGAGTGGGGTACATCGAGGCAAAGAACTTGCAGCACAGCCAGCACAAGAGCCTTGGTGCATGAAGATGAACGGCTGCAAAACCAAGTGTGCAGATTGCCCCGATGAGCCAGCACAGCGAGAACCGCTTATTGCGTTTCGCCACGGCTGCAAATGGTGTGGCGAACTTAATGGGTGCGAGCATAAGCAGCCAGCACAAGAGCCTGACTACGCCTACCCGACCATTGAAGGATACGAAGAAATCACTGGGTTCAAAGTAAATGACACGTTCAGAATGGGATGGGTTATGGCTAGAACAACCAATGACTTGTTCAAACAAATGGAGAAGAAAAATGGATGAAAAAGAACTACTTGACTTTGTAGAGCAGCGTTTGTTTAACGTGATGCTGGAAGGTTGCCTAGTAGCGGACCATTTAGGTCCGCCAGCCGACACAGGTGCGTGGTCAGTGTCCTTTCGTTCAGACACCATTGCCCGACTATTGGATATGGCGAAGGAGAAGAACAATGGATGACAAAGTAATCATGGTCAGGTACGACAACTTGATGCAAGCCATAAAAGAAATGCGCCCCGCAACAGTAGCGGTGAAAGACAAGCCAGCATCATGGTGGCTGGACAGGTTTGAAGAGATGGTTAAGAAACTAAAGGACAAGCTATGACATTCCAAGAACAAATTGAGGCACTGCCCGAAGCGGAGCGGACTAAATTCTTTAGAGGACTTATGGCGGTAGTTGAAGCAGGGCGACAGGCAGGAGTACCCCCCGAAGAGTTTGCCAAGATGTACGCCAACACATACAACGAAGTGGAGAAGAACACATGAAACTAGCAGCAGGTAACCCTAACCTCAAGAATAGGTACAAGCATTTTGGTAATGGCCCACTTCTTATTGAGCGTACTGAAGATATGGCAAAGCCAAGAACTTTCAACCACATGAAGGATGGGCAGGTGTATGTACCTGAGAAGAACGAACCCGCACGAGCAGGGGCTATGGATGCGTTCAAGGTACAGAGCCGTGGATATAGAACTTGAAGGAACATCATGCTTACACAATACCAACAAACAAGGTTGAAAGACCTAGTGCGCCCGAAGATGGGCGGGGCTTATCAGGGGACGGTAAACATCAGACTTAACGAGTTTATAGATAACTTACGTACACAGTACCCTGAACATTTTCATGAGAGTACCGACTCATTACGTAAGCGGGTATTTTTTGACGAGCCAGTGCGACTAGCTGGACATTCAGCATTACCTATGGCGGGTTTCATTCGACCGATGAAGGGGTGGCGCAATGAGTAAGTCATCGCACCCGAATATCCGCAAAATGCTGCACCAGTATCACGATGGGCTTACCTCTACGGAGATAGCCGAAAGGCTTGAGTTGAAACCGGACTCTGTAAGAAATGCGTTGAGAGATATGCCCGACACGTACATTGATAGGTGGAAGCCTATCGCCCACGAACCACCGCATGCCGTATGGTGTGCAGTAGTACCACCCGAAGATTGCCCTAAACCTAAAACGAAAGGAAATATATGAACGATGTACCAAACTTTGCCGTATGGGATGCGGAAGCCTTGGTTAAGTTTTCCACAGACGCATATAGGAAGATGCAAGAGCAGCAAGACATACTGATGCAGCTACAAGGCGACTTGAAAACTGCGATGGAGAACTATCGAAAACTAATGATGGAGGCCAACAAATGACCACAGGAATAGAGATGCTAAAGGAACCAAAGAAACGTAAAGCACGGGGGCTTGGTAAGAACCCTGCGTTGTTTTGCACGAGCTTGCGTTTACCGAAGGATGTAATGGAGTACTTCAATACACACTTTGCGTACACAAAGCAAGCCAAGATCAGAGAAATTCTTACCGACTACGTTAACACACACAAACTGGAGAAATGAAGATGAAGAAACTTAGCAACACCGCCACAGTAGCCAACATGCTGCGCACCAAGCCCGGACTCAAAGCCGACGACATCGTGAAGAAGCTAAAGGTATCGAAGGTCTACGCCTACAACCTGCTGACACAGGCACGGAAGAAAATGATTGACGACCTACCCGTGGTAGAAGACACCGTGACAAACGAGAACGCCCGACTTTCAACCGAGCGAATTAACGAACTTCTCCAAGGGCGTAAGAAACACCGTATGCAGCCAGCAGCAAGTTGGGAGACCGTATCTGTGACTACTGGCGGACAGCCAATCCTAGCGGGGGGCCCGACAGAAGAGGAGTTGAACGCCGACAACATTAACCCTGCCCATTACAAGGTAGGCGGTATCGAGACCATTGACTTCATTGAAGCCAAGCTGACAGCGGAAGAGTACCGTGGCTACCTACGAGGGAATGTGCTTAAATATATGTCCCGTGCCGACCACAAGGGCGACCGCTTGGAGAACCTCAAGAAGGCGCAGTGGTACTTGAACCGAGAGATTGGCAAGGCGTAATTTTAGGGGGGCTAACAATGTTAGCCCTCTTGACAAAGTCCAAGGACGTGGTATATTAGAAGCATAAATAGTTTGGAGCATTAGATGGCAACGACCCCCGAGTCAAAAGTTAAAGCGAAGATCAAGGCGATCTTCAAAGAACACAACGTGTACTACGCCATGCCCATCGGTACAGGCTATGGCAATTCAGGTGTACCGGACTTCCTATGCTGCGTTAACGGACACTTCCTAGCTATCGAGGCTAAGGCTGGCAAAGGCACGACCACTGCGCTCCAAGAGAAGAACCTACGGGAAATCAAGGAGGCTGGCGGTACGGCAACGGTAATCAACGAGACAACGCTTGACTACCTAGAACAACTAATCAAACTGATGAGGACATGACATGGCTGAGTTTTCAACTGGCGTTACTACGTTGCTTGCACGCATGGACACAAACCCGAGCGAGTTTTTTAACGGCACGTACAAGTGGCAATTCGTTGAAGCAGAATGGATTAAAGCGGTACTAACAGACGATGAGAAGACCGCGATAAGCAACAAGCTCACAGAGGTTCGCCGAATAGCTTTCGACCAAATGGTCATGCAAACTTTATTGGACAGCGAGGCAGAGAGAGAATCAAGGCTAGGGTTAGCAGTAAAGACAAAAGCCCAAGCGCAGATGGCGTTACAAGGTAGCTCGTTGGTGACTCCCATGACTACATTTGAACAACAACTACAACAACGAATGCAAAATCAATACGCAAACGCAGCGCAAAGCATGTACCCGAGCAACAGTTGGGCTGGAAACGCAAACGCAGCGCAAAGCATGTACCCAAACGGCACCGGCAGCATTACTGGCAGATTCAGCGCTAAATGAACATACTAGCTATCGACTTTGAGACCTACTACTCGCAGGAGTTCAGTCTCACCAAGGTTACCAACGAAGAGTACGTGCGCTCTGCTGAGTTCGAGGTTATCGGTGTTTCCGTACAGGTAGATGACGGTGAGCCCGAGTGGTTCACTGGGACGATGGCAGAGACTGCTAACTTCTTGGGGGGCTATGACTGGGCAAACTCCCTAGCCCTAGCGCACAACGCTGCGTTCGATGCGTCAATCCTGACGTGGGTGTTTGGCATTAAGCCAAAGGGCTGGCTGGATACTTTGTCGATGGGCAGGGCACTGCACGGTACTGAGGTGGGTGGTAGCTTGGCTGCGCTAGCGCAATACTATGGGGTGGGTGTAAAAGGTACCGAGATCATCATGGCTAAGGGGCTGCATCGCATAGACTTCCCCACCGACCAGCTTGCGAGGTACGGTGAGTACTGTTGTAACGACACGGCAATGACGTATGCGATATTCCAAAAGATGAGCGTTGACTTCCCGCCGATTGAGTTGCGCTTGATTGACATAACCATCCGCATGTTCTCCGAGCCGTCACTGTACCTAGACACAAGGATACTGAATTCCCACCTACGGGATGTCAAGGAGAAGAAGGCGAACCTGCTTGGCAAGATGATGATCGAGAAAGATCAGTTGATGAGCAACCCACAGCTAGCCAAGATACTTGGGGAATTAGGCGTTGACGTACCTATGAAGGTGAGCCCCGCTAACGGCAAGCAGACGTATGCGTTCTCTAAGACTGACGAAGGCTTCAAGGCATTGCTTGAGCATGAGAACGTACTTGTACAGGCCATCGTAGCCGCTAGGCTTGGGGTGAAGTCAACCATTGAGGAGACACGCACAGAACGCTTCATCGGGATTGCCTCCCGAGGAGCCATGCCAGTTCCCCTGCGTTATTACGCTGCCCACACAGGCCGTTGGGGTGGTGACGACAAACTGAATCTACAAAACCTGCCCCGCAGTTCACCGCTAAAGTATTCCATCGTTCCCGCAGATGGCAACGTAATCCTAGACTCAGACTCATCGCAGATCGAAGCCCGTACCTTGGCATGGTTAGCGGGGCAGGACGACTTGGTGGATGCGTTTGACCGTGGAGAGGACGTTTACAAAATTATGGCATCGGCTATCTACGGCAAGCCGATTGAAGAAATCACCAAGGACGAGCGGTTTGTTGGTAAAACGACGATTTTGGGTAGCGGCTACGCCATGGGTGCAGCGAAGTTTAAGTTGCAGCTAAAGAACTTTGGCGTTGAAGTTGAGTTGGACGAGGCCAAGCGAATCATTGATACCTATCGCGCTACATACCCAAAAATTGTTGCGTTATGGGCGGCGGCGAATAATGTACTTAAAGCCATGTTGCGTAATGCGCAGACAAGTTTGGGGCGAGACGACCTGCTAAAGGTAGATGGGAAACTTGGAATCCTTTTGCCAAATGGCCTACGCCTGAAATATCCAAACCTACGCCTACGTGAGGACGAGGAATCCGGCAAGGTTGAGGTTGTGTACGATACCAAGAAGGGTAAGGCTGTTATCCCCAATCGTATCTATGGCGGGAAGGTAA